GAGATTGCAGACGCCATTTTCGATGTCACCTGGGTCGCCCTGGGATACGCTCTTTCTCGTGGGTGGGATTTGCATGCGATCTGGAAAGAAGGTGCACAGAGCAATCTGAGTAAAATCGATGCCGAGACCGGAAAGGTCATCCGCCGAGAAGATGGAAAAATCTTGAAACCCGCAAAATGGGCACCACCTGACTTTTCTAAATTCGTCTGAGTAATGCCCCTTCGGGGGCATTTTACTTTTATTCAACTTTCAGGTATAATAAGTCTATGACTTGGAACCCTCCTGAAACACGTGACGAAATTAAAGATACTCTGTTCTTTATGGGTATCAAATACACCTACGAAAAGATAAATGAACCAAAGGGTCATGTTTACTTCTTCGAGCTTCCTGATGATAACTTCATCTCGATCTATAGCCCGAAGTTCATGAAGTTCAACAAGAAGCTGTTCAAAACTCCGTATGATCTCAAACGGGAGATAATGCGAGTTTACTCTCATGTGTTCTGACTTTACTTTTATTCAAAATAGAAGTATAATTGTAGTATATTCTGATTGAGGTCTACTATGGCAACTACCGCATCGCGCAAGGCATTCATCGCAAAGATCACCAAGAACTCCGGTGAGCCTGACATCAATCCACTCAACTACCGAACCAGCCTGATTGAAGCGCTGAATTACTACAATACTGAATTCAGCAACAAGGAAAAGAAGGCATGGTTCGTCGCCAAGTTCAAGAAGGAAATCAAGTTTCCGATTGCTGACATTCATGAACGGGAGTTCAGGATTGCTGGCACCTTGGCTCGCATTCTCTCAAATGGCAATGCCCTTGAAGAAACCGAAATGGCTCGTCTCAAGGCAGAAATCGCGCGACTGAAGACCTTGTCCGACGCAGCAAAGGTAGTTGTGGTCGAGGAGAAGAAAGAACAACCAAAGACCGCCACGATCCAAGATCGACTTGAGGAAAAGGCATCGGAGATTGTTGCTGAATTCAACGGCATCATCGATGACTATACCATGGATCGGTCAGCTGTTCCTGATGTGTCGACTTTCCTGAAGAAGATGCAGCCGATTGCTACACCTGTGGCAAAGAAAGTCGTTGGAAAGATTCAATCTATTGTTGCTGAATTGACCGAAGCCTGTTCTGGGAAGAGCAAGGATCTCGTTGAGGGGTATAGTAACTTCAAGAAGGTTGAGTTGAAGCGACTTCTCGGTGCATATGAATCTCTGGTCGAGGGGTTGGAACAAGCCAAGAAAGTCATTGTGCGAAAGAAGCGCACCCCAAAGGCAAAGCCCGCAGGGGTTGTGGTGGCAAAGATGAAGTTCGCTGCCAGCAATGATGAACTGAAGCTCAAATCCGTTAGCCCAACTGGCATCGTCGGTGCGGATGAGTTGTATTGCTTCAATGTAAAGACCCGCAAACTTCAGGTATACAAGGCTCTGGATGGCATGACGTTGACTGTCAAGGGAACCACGATTATGAATTTTGACATGGACAAGTCCTCTCAGAAGACTGTCCGTAAGCCAGAAACGGTTTCTGGTATCAGCGATAAGGGCAAGCGAGTTTGCGCTAACTTCATGAAAGCCCTTACTGCAAAGCCAAACGTCCCGAATGGTCGAATCAACGCAGACACCATTCTCATCGCTACCTTCAAGTGAGATATAAATGATCCTTATTGATTACAGCCAACTTGTTATTGCTTCTTGTCTTGCCTTTGGTTCTGATATGGACAAGGGAAAGGACACGAAGAAAGCAATTGACATCATTCGGCACGCTACTCTGAGTAGCCTGCTGCGCTACAAGGAACAATACTCAAAGAAGTTCGGGGAGATTGTCCTTTGCGCAGACGGTTCCAAGAATTGGCGCAAAGAATATTTCCCACAATATAAAGCGCATCGAAAGGGAAAGCGAGAAGAGTCGAAGACCGACTGGAAGATGATCTTTGAGTTCGCAAGGGAACTGCTTGCTGATATCCAAGAAACCTTTCCTTACAAAGCGATTCGCGTTGATGAAGCCGAGGGCGATGATGTTATTGCTGTGTTGACGAAATACTTGACGGAGAATGATACCTGGACTAACAATTTGGTCGAGGAACCAATGCCAATTCTCATCGTATCAAGTGATGGGGACTATAAGCAATTACACAAGCACAAGAACGTTCGTCAATGGAATCCTTTGATGAAGAAGTTCGTTGACAAACCAGAAAAGGACTTCCTTATTGAGAAAGTGATTCGCGGGGACGCGGGAGATGGGATCCCCAATGTGTTGTCGCCCGATGATGCGTTTGTTTCAGGAACACGCCAAAAGGCAGTGACAGTCAAGGTCTTGGAAAAGTTTAAGACCAAGACTGGATTGAATGAAGTGGAGTTGCGAAATTTCCAGCGAAATCAAACGCTGATCGATTTTGACTATATACCACAAGAAGTCCAGGATAAGATTCTGGAACAATTCTTGGGTCAAACCCCGAAGCGAGACCTGAATGGCGTCATGCAATATCTCATGAAGCACCGATGCAGGCTGTTGTTGAACGATTTACAGGCATTCTGATATGAGCACAATTTCCGAAATTCTAACCCAAGCAAATTTGGACATTCGAAAGATTATTCCTCACAAGAATAACAAATATCTGCGGAACTTGATTGAAGCTGCTTTCTTCGATGGAAAGAAGTTCTTGTTACCAGAAGGTATGCCGGAATACAAGCCAGCACAAGGTCATGCCGATCAAACATCAGGGGCATTCTGGCAAATCGCCAAGAAGATCGATGTCTTTACTCGCAAAGACATCCCTAACACCAGGCGAGAGGTTTTGTTCATCCAAGCGGTCGAATCATTGACAGAAGTTGATGCCAAGATCCTTGTTCACGTCAAGGAACAAACCCTGGATAAGATGTTCCCGAATATCACCAAGAAGTCATTGACCGATGTGGGGTATTTCACTTGAGCGATCGGTTCGATGAGTTCTATATGAGCGTTGCTGAGAATGCAGCGCAGTTGAGTTACGCAAAGCGAGCCCAGGTTGGCGCAGTTGCCGTAAAGGACAGGAACATCCTTTCATTCGGATATAATGGGACTCTGCCCGGCGCTGACAATAATTGCGAAGATGAGAATGGGATGACAAAGAAGGATGTCATCCACGCAGAAGAAAATCTGCTGATGAAGTTAGCAAAATCCACTTCCTCTGCATCAGGGTGCGACGTTTACGTTACTCTTAGCCCCTGTATCACCTGCGCCAGAATGATGGCAAATGCCGAAGTCCGGAGAGTCTTTTATCGAGATACCTATCGCGATGATTCCGGTATTGAGTTATTGAAATCAAATGGAGTTGAGGTCATAAGAATCTGATTCAAACTCACTCCGAAATTTTATAAAAAGCCAGCCTCGTGCTGGCTTTCAAGCATTCAAAATCTCTAAATAGAGTTATGGAAGGTGGATGTTGCAATCCACCAATTCTCTGTCCCCAAGGGAAGCTCCTATGCGCAAACGTGGATTACAGGAGCAACTATGAGTCTTGATCTTCTCAAGCTATATCAGGCAACGGGTCAAACCCCTGCGATGGACCCAAAGCAAATAAACGTGTTGGTCTTGGAGAGGCTCGTGAGAGCACTTCAGGCGCAAAAAGACACGTCTATCAAAAAGACTGTTAGGGTTGATGAACTAAGGGTAGCAGATGATCTCTGCGAAGCCCTAAAGCAGTTCATGCGGTCTGATATGCCACAGGAAGAAAAGCAGATATTGGTGAGAATATTCTCACGTATTCAAGCCAACATCAAATCTGCGATCAATGGCGAAACAGTTGACTTCGGCGAAGCCACGAATGCTATCAACTTTTTGGTAAAATGCATAAAGGAGTAAAATCATGTTATCAATCAACTCAAACAACGTTGCAATGCAACTCGCCAATCAGCTCAATGGAATGAGCCGTGATCTGCAGACCACTTCCAATAGGATTGCTACCGGAAAAAGAGTTCTCTCTGCTGCCGATGATCCTGCTGGTATGGGGATGCTTTCGTCATTCAAGTCAGACTTAGCCAGCTACAATGCCGTAGATAAGAACATTAAGGCAGGGCTTTCAATGCTTGACGTTGCAAGTTCTTCACTTAATAACCAACAAGCTCTTTTGACCCAAATGAAGGATCTTGCTACGCAGGCATCAAATGGCACTCTGAGCACTGATCAACGAGCAGCAATCCAAGAAACCTTTGCGCAGCTCCAGACTCAGCTTGATGATACTGTGAACAATGCTTCTCTGTTTGGCAAAAATCTGACTGGCGCATCAGGGGCAAACATTGCAATTCAAACAGGAATTGCAGGTGGTAGCACCTATACATTAAATGCCGTGAATTCAGATGCTTCTACCTTGGCAGTAGACGCAGGCACTATTGATCTATCTTCAGCGGCAAATGCCTCAAGCGCCATTGATGCCATCAAGACAGCGATTGATACTGTTTCAACAAATCAATCACTAATTGGTGCGCAACAAAATGGATTGCAAGTAGTTGCGAAAAATGTCGGAACAATCAAGGAAAATATCAGCCAATCAATCTCTAGGGTTGAAGACGTTGATATGGCAGCTGAGACGACTAAATTGCAACAAATGCAAGCAAAGATGCAGCTGACTACATCGATGTTGGGGATTGCAAATCAGTTCCCATCTTATGTGTTGCAGCTACTGCGTTGAGGTAAACTATGCGGGTCGAGAAGCCAGAAACATACAACCAACCGAAGTTACAGAATAGCTTCGAACAGTTGCAAACTTTTGGTCAACCTCGACCCGATTCTGTGCTAAACAGAACGATTCCGGTTGTTCAGGCAACCGGAATCTTTTCAACGAAGAACGACAATATGTTACCAAATGAAAGCACAGAGAACAAAGCCAGCGTTGAGGAATTCATCATCTCAAGGACGACTCTGAATTTTGCAAAAGATCGAGAAATCAATCAAATGGTTCTTCGCATCAAGAATGAACGCGGCGAGGTTATAATGCAAATTCCAGAAGAAGCTCGACTTCGCTTGTCGCGTCACATCAGGAAGACCTACGAAGAGAACAGAAAGCAAATTGTGGACGCAGCTGCCTAGTTCATTTATGGTAAGAGCCATGGATGCAATGCAATAGCTCGTGACCAAGAGTTAGAGTCTTGTCGTCGTCTATTGTCTTTGGGCGAAGTGAGTGAATTTCGCAATAATTGTTTTCTCTGTTCCAGCCAGCAAATCCCCGTAAATTCGGTTCAATCGCACCGTCTACACTTTCCTTTGCTTTTTGTAAAG